TTATTGCTGATATTGCTAACAATATTCCTGCTGGACCAGTTAAAGTAGCTGTCATTGCTTTTAACGCTGAACTTGTAGAGCCTGTTTTAGCCTTTAAATAACCGAAATTTTGTGTTAATTGTGTGATGTTATTGGCAATACCTTGAATACCAAAAGGCGCATCTTGTATAACCATACTAAACTCATTCATAGCAGGTACAGCGTTTGCAGCACTTTTACCTACCTTTTTAAAGCTGTCACTACCACCTAATATACTTTTTTTAGTATTATTTAAAATCTTTGAAGCCTTAGCTAAATTAATGCTATTAGCAGATATTCTACTGTAATACTTATCAGCAGTAATAGTACCATCTTTAAAGGCTTTTGTTAAACCTTTTTCAGTATCTTTTAACTTATCAATTAATTTAGTTGCTCTAGCTAATTTACTTTGCAGCTCTTTAATTTCTGCGCCAATTTCAACCTGTAACTTATCTGACATTATTTTCTATTATTATACTGTTCAACAGCCTTACTCATTACTTCTTTCATTCTTTTAAACCTTTCTTTTGTCATTGCTTTTTCGCTTGGCAAAGTCCAAAATTGTTGTTTTGATTTAGGTACTTTCTTAGGGTCTAAATGACTACCTATCATTGAGTAATAACTAACTTCTCTAAATAACATTTCGTTGTATTCTCTTTGTCTATTAAACGAAAATAGCCGAATATTAAATTCAGCCATTGTCATTGTATATAAATAATGGTAAGATATATTTAACTCACCTAAAGCAAAAGAAATTACATCCTTATACCAATCTATTTTTTTTTTACATCTTTTTCATCTTCATCACTTTCAACAGGTGTCTTATTATCTTGCGTTCCCATAAAAGCATTAATAAAAGCTAACATTATATCAACTCCCATCAAATCCTCTTTTTCTAACCAATCTACTATATTATCTTCTGTAAAATCAATATCTATTTTACCCTTTTTATAGGTGTTTTTTAGACTTTCATACATTAGAATAGGCGCATACTTAAAAGGGTTTTTAGACACCTTAATAAGCATAGAATTATAATCTAAATCTAAACGCTCTAAGACTTCACCTAAAAAGATTATACCGAATGTAAATTCTCTTTCTTTTCCGCCAAGTTTAAGTTTTAATTCTTGTATCATATATTAGCGTGTGGGTCTGTTGTTGTAATTAATCCGCTATTTGACAAAGTTCCTGAATAAGTAGCAAATTCATCTCCTGCACTTGCTGATAATGTTAAATCAGCTAAAACAGCAGTTCCGTAATATGCTATTGGCGTTATTTGGTCTGTTGACATTCTCCAATCTTGAGTAGTACCGCCAACTACATTGATAAAGTTTAACAAAGAGTCAAAGTCAGTTTTACCTGATTCAGTTTTAATGTAAATAGCTTCAAAAGGAACTTCTGACGTTGAAGAACCAGCTTGTTTTACGATTACGCCAGGGTCACATTTTGTCTGTGCTTCAATAACATTTCTTGTAATATTGATTTCATTTGATATAAGGCATCCGATAGGCTCGTAATCATCTGTCCCATTCCAAATAGAAAGTATAACGGAATCCCCTTTTATAAAAGTACTCATTGTATTGATTTTAAATATTTAATAAGACAAATATAATAAATATAATCTATAGTAATGATTTAAACTATATTATTTTTTTATAGTTAATTTATAAACAACTCAATTCGCATTAACTTTCTAAATACGTTTTCAGTCGGTGTTATTGTAACAATATCGTTAGGAAAGTTTTGTGTTTGTCTTAAAATCTTTAAACCACTACTAACGTCTAACGTTAGGTTTTTAGTTAAATCCCTTGCTTTGTCTAAAATGTTATCCGCTAAACTTCTGTCTCCGAAATTGCCAGAACCGTAAAAAGAAGTAATAATATCAAGTAAAATAGAGCTGTCATAACTATCTTCGCATTTTGTTAATCTATTAGTTTGATTTGTTTGCGTTGTCATTAGTATATAATGGTCAACTATTTTATCAGATGGAACTCTACTATCAAAACAAGGTATTTGTATTGTTTCTCCTGTATCCTCATTTAAAACACTCATATTGTTAATAGCTTCATCAATAGCTTTACGAATCCATTTATCTGGTATTGGTTTATCCATTGTAAAAATATTTTCTTATAAATCTAGTTAATAAATTACCTTTAATTTCTGTTTTTCTATCTCTTAAATCAACAACTTCATCTAAGTTTATAAAAAGCTCTACTTCTGCATAAGGGAGTTCTTCGATATTATTGGTTATTTTTATACCTGTCTGGCTACTTAATATTTCGTTTTTATTAGTTAGTAGTAATAAATTTTCACCATCCCAACCTATTTTACATAATTTTTTTTTATCCATTGTATTTCTTTGTTAAATGCTTTAAATCTCCTTTTAAATCTTCTACAAACTCCACCTTTGCTCTTACGTATGCAGGGTATAAGTAGGGTTGTGGTTCTATACCATTATTTAATATAGAAACAAATATTGGATACGCTGCTTTTTCATCTATTCCTTTACGTCTACACCATTCTCTAATAGCTTTTAAACCCTCTTCAAACGTACCACCTTGACCTCCTCTAAATTTAGCAGCTTGGTCTTTTAATTCGTTTGGAATACTTACTTTTTTACCTGTTCCAAACTCTACATAAGCACCATGCGGACTATTAACAACAACTCTATAATTTAATTTATTGATAGGTTCGTCAATTATGCTTTGTTGTAAATCTCCTTGGTCTTTTGGCGCATTTTGTCTAGCTCTTACAGCTAATTCTTTAGCAGTACCCTCAACCGTTTGGCTAATTACAGTCTTTCCTTCTTCTCCAAATCTATCAAACTTTTTTAGTAGTTTATTTAAACCTTTTATCTTAGCCACTTACTTTTGATTTTTTTAATATTTCTACATACCAACCATTAACGGTAATTGTAGCAGGGTTATCTGATGAAAAACTGAAATAAGCGGGGTTGTCTTTTGTATTATTGTCTCCCATGTAAATACCATTAAATTCAACAATTCTTTTATTTCCTGTTGTTTTGTAGTATCTATCTGAAACAAAAGGAATATAGTAAGCATTAGCACCCTCCCCTAAATTCAATCTACAATTTACTACTTGATTGTTAGATGCGTCTAGGTTTAAGTCTAATCTTATAAATACAGTGTCTCCTAAAGATAAATTAGTAAAATCAAACCTATTTGTAGTTGTATTATAAATATCATTAATTCCCTCAGGTTTATAAGTTTTATTTGTAAAACTACCTAAACCATTATTAAACAATATTAAATCCCCATTTGTATATGATTGAGAAGCACCATTATTATTATAATCAAAGAACCCCATTAAAGGTGAATTTTCTAAAATATCTTCAAGTAACCCGCCAACTCTAGGAGCTGTATTTGCACCTATAGTGGTTTCTGTTTTTATTTCTAATGCTCTATCTTTTAAACTCATAATTAATTAAATGTATTATCAAATGTATTATCAAAAACGTTAACCTGTATCGGTTCTATTGTATCAGCACTCCTTATGCTTTCTCTTTTTAATGTTATTTGTATTTCTCTATTGTCAAATCCTTTATTAATTGGTGTACCTTGTATATTCCATCTATTACCATTAAATCTAAAGAACTGATTTAAACTATTATACTGTAAATCGTTTCTTTTACGTAATTCTATTATGATAGTATCATTTGTATCTGTAATACCAAAATCAGTACTTCTACTTAGTCTATCTAACGTAATAACCCTACACCAAGTTTTAGTAATTAAAACAGGAGTACTATAACTACCACCGTATTGATTTCTACTACTTCCAGAAACTCCCGTTGTTTGCCATAACTCAATCCTTTTATTGTACTTTCTCGCTCTCATTATATGATAAAACGCTTTAATTGAGAAATCATCACCTGTATCCACATAGGGAAATTACTAACACTTACTTTGTCGGTTTCAGCTTCATAATACATATATTTAAGCATATATAAAGCCACTTCTATCAATTCAGGGTCAACATCATTACTATCAGTATAACCAACGTTTAAAGTTAGCTTCTTATCATCGGTAGAGTTTGTTGAATAAATAGAATAACATTGCTTTTCTATTACGTCCGCATCTGTTGGACTTACCAATGTGTTAATAGGAAAA